GGCGCATCTTCCCCGTGCGCTTGCCGCAGGGCACGCCCGCGACACCGGCCGACCGGCGACCCTGCGTGGTCTACCGGCGCATCTTCACCGAGGCCCCGGCGCAGAACCACGAGGGCTGGGGGGGCCAGCTTCGTTGCCGCTGGCAGTTCGATTGCTGGGCGGCGACGCACTACGAGGCCGAAGCCCTCGCCGACACCCTGCGCGTTACGCTCCGGCAGAGCGACCTCGACGCCCAGCACCTCTCCGTCCTCGACGCCGACAGCGCGGGCGACGAGCACCTCTACCGGGTCATCGTCGAGGCGTACACTTGGTTCGACGAGGAGGCAGGCCCCTGACCGACCCGACGCAGACCTTCGACCGGCAGACTGAGGAGGAGACAGCATGACCATCGCAACCAAGTCACACGGCACCTTGCTCGCCATCGACGGCTTCGGCACCGTCGCCGAGGTCGGCGACATCAAGGGCCCCGAGCTGACGCGCGACGACATCGACGCGACCACGCACGACAGCCCGAACGACTTCGAGGAGACCATCTCGGGCCTCAAGAAGTCGGGCAACGTCACGTTCAAGGTCAACTGGAACCCCAGCGACCCGACCCACGGCGGGACGGGCTCCCTCTGGGACTTGTACGACACGGGCGTCGAGACCGCCTTCACCATCACGACCCCGCGCGGCGACGTGGTCGCCTTCAACGCCTCGGTGGCGGGCATCGGCCCCGACTTCCCCGTCAACGGGCTCATCGCCGCCGACATCACCCTCAAGGTCACGGGCGAGGTCGTCCTGACCGTTGCCTGACCTGACAACGCGACCGGGCGAGAGGCCCGGCAAGGAGGTCGAGATGACCGAGAAGAAGACCGTCGAGGCGGCCGTGGTCGAACGCGCCGAGGCGCTCGTCGACCTGACGGCGAAGATGCTCAGCCGCGACGACATCCTCGGCGCACCGGAGCTACCGCTCGTCGAGGTCGACATCCCCGAGTGGGGCGGCACGGTCTGGGTGAAGCCGATGACGGCGGCCGGGCGAGATGCCTTCGAGGCCAGCGTCGCCGACGACAACGGGAAGGTCGACAAGCGCAACTTCCGCGCCAAGCTCGTCGTGCGCTGCGTCGTCGACCACGAGACCGGCGTGCGCCTCTTCCAAGACGACGACGCCAAGGCTATCGGGGCCAAGAGCGCCATGCCCGTCGACCGCATCTTCGAGGCCGCCGCGAAGGCGAGCGGGCTCACGCCCGAGGACTTGGTAGGGCTGGAGGGAAACTCCGAAGGCCGGGACGGCGATTCCTCTTCCGACTAGCGCTCGCGTTGGGGATGACGGTCGCCGAACTCGGCCGCAGGATGAGCAGCGAGGAGGTCAGCGAGTGGCGCGCCTACGAGGCCATCGAGCCGTTCGGAGAGCGGCGCGCCGACTACCGCACGGCTTCGCTGTGTCTGGTCGTCGCCCTCGCCTCTGGTGCCAAGAACGTCGAACTGGAGGATTTCCTCTTGAGCCGCGACGACGCCGAGGTGACGAACGCCGAGCCCGACATCATCGGGCTCGCCCATGCCTTAGGCGCGAAGGTGGTGCCCCGTGAACCTGAGTGACCTCGTCATCGTCGTCAGGGCATCGACTCGCGACTTCTCGCGGGGCATGATGAAGGCCCGCGCCGAAATCACCAAGACGCAGACCACGGCCATGCGCCTCAATAACATCGGCGGGGCGGCGGCGGGCGTGGGTTCGAAGCTCACCAAGGGCATCACCCTGCCCATCGTCGCCATCGGGGCAGCGAGCGCCGTCATGGCGGCCCGCTTCGAGGACGACATGACGCTCATCGAGACTCAGGCCGGGGGGACGCACAAGGACGTCGAGATACTGAGCGCGGCCATCCTCAAGATGAGCCACACGGCGGGCGTCCAGCACGGGCCCGAGGAGCTCGCCAAGGGTCTCTACCACCTGAAGTCCGTCGGCATGGACAACGTGCAGGCGATGGCCGCCCTGACCGCTTCCGAGCACCTCGCCTCGGTCGGCCACGCCGACCTCGAAGCCTCGACCAACGCCGTCGCGGGTGCGTGGAAGAGCGGCGTCAAGGGCGCGGAGGACTTCAACAGTGCGGCGGCGGTCGTCAACGCCACCATCGGCGCGGGCAACCTTCGCATGGAAGACCTCGTGAGCGCCATGGGGACCGGCGTGCTCGTCAACGCGCAGCAGGCCGGGGCCAGCTTCCAAGACGTAGGCGCAGCCCTCGCGACGATGACCAGCCGGGGCATCCCGGCGGTGCGCGCCGCGACCGCCATCAAGATGGCCTTCGCCGGTATCACCAACCCGTCGGGCACGGCGACGAAGGCGATGGACAAGATTGGCCTCAAGCAACTCGACCTCGCCAAAGCCATGCAGAAGGGCGGCCTGCCCGCCGCGATGGACCTGCTGAACTCGAAGCTCAAGGGTCTCGACAAGGTACACAAGACACAGATTCTCGGGCAGATGTTCGGGGCGAAGTCGAGTCAGGCCATCCTCACGCTCATCGGCAACATGGACGACTACCAGCGCGTCCAGAAGCAGGTCGAGGACAACGCGACCGACAAGAAGTTCAGCGAAGCCATCGCGGCGCAGGCCAAGGACGCGAGCGCCATGTGGGCGCATCTCAAGGCGACGCTCGCCGGGTCCCTCATCGAGTTCGGCAACATCCTCCTCCCCGTGCTCGTCAAGGTCGGCGACGCCATCGGCAAGGTCGCCGAGTGGATGGGGAAGCTCTCGCCCGAGGGCAAGAAGACCATCGCCATCATCGCCCTCGTCGCCGCCGCCGCCGGGCCCCTGCTGTTCATCTTCGGCAAGATGGCGAAGACCGTCGGGGCGGTCATCAACGTCTTCAGCGCACTCGGCCCGGCCGCCACGAAGGCGGCGGGCGGGGCGCGCCTGCTCAACGTCGCCTTCCTCACGAGCCCGGTGTTCCTCATCATCGCGGGCATCGCCGCCCTCGTCATCACCTTCGTCATCCTCTGGAAGAAGTGCGAGTGGTTCCGCAACTTCTGGAAGGCCCTCTGGCGTGACATCGTCGCGGTCGCAGGCAAGGTCTGGACGGCCATCCGACCGAACGTGATGAAGATATGGCAGGCGCTCAAGGATGCGTGGGACAAGGTCTGGACGACGACGAAGCAGGTCTGGGCCTACATCAAGCCCTACGTCATCGCCACGCTGAAGGCGCTGTGGGTCGCTGTCAAGATGTACTTCAAGGTCATCGTCGCCGTCGCCAAAGTCGCGTGGGCGTTCCTCGTCCTGAACGCCAAGGTCGCGTGGAAGGCCCTCGTCGTCTACGTCAAGGTCGTCATCGCCGTCATCAAGGGCATCATCTTCGGAATCCGCGTCGTCGTCGCCGTCGTGCGCGCCGTCTGGCACGCTATCGCGGTCGTGACGCGCGCCGTCTGGAATGTCGTCGTCGGGGTCGTGCGCCGCTACGTCCACGCCATCGTCGTCGTCGCCCGCATCGTCGACAAGGTCTACCACGCGGTGCGCCGGGCGTGGCAACTCGTCGCCGCTGTGACGAAGCGCATCTGGGGCGGTCTCAAGGCGGTCATCAAGGGCGTCATCGACTGGATTTGGGCGCAGATTCAGAAGGTCGTCGACAAGGTGACGGGCGTCTACAACCGCGTCAAGGGCTGGCTCGGCGGGGCCAACACCGGGCAGGCCATCGGGAAGGGCGGTCGCCTCGCGCGGCATGCAGCGGGCGCGTACATCCCGGCCACGACCGGCGGGATGCCGTTCATCGGCGGCGAGGGCGGCGAGGGCGAGTGGGTCGTCCCGGCCTCCAAGGCCAAGGACTTCGCCTCGGCGTTCAAGGGCGGGGGCGCGGGCGGCAACACCTTCACCATCAACATCGCCAACGTCAACGGCACCGACCGGCAGGCGGCCGAGCGGCTGGCCCGCATGGCGGGCGAGGCCCTGATGCGCGGCACCCTACGACAGATGGTGGGTCACAATGCCTAACCTCGCGACGCTCGGCGCAGTCACCTTCCACTCGACCGCCATCGAAATCGGCGCGCTGCCGCGCACCATCGGCGTCGCCGCGAACGCGCTCTCGGTCGAGCCCGTGCAGACGGTCGACTTCATCAGTGGCTTCCTGCCTATCAGAATCGAGGCCCTGTTCAAGCCCCCGAACGCCAAGGCCGAGTGCGCCGCGCTCAAGGCCGAGGTGTCGAAGGCGAGCAACACCCTCACGGTCGACGGTACGGTGTACCGGGTCTTCAAGAACGAGGACTTCGCCGTCAGCTACGAACTCCACTCGCCCGTCACCGGACTGCTCTACTACGGCGTCACCCTGACCTGCTTGCCCTAGGAGGCTGCCCATGCCCGCGACGACCTACACCGCCAACCTCATCGCCAAGGCGCACGCCCACGGCACCGCCTATCAGGGGCCGGACACGGTCTACCTCTCCCTCGTGACCACGACGCCGACGGCCAGCGCGGCGGGCACCGAGGTCACGCTGGGCGACTACGAGCGTGTCGCAACCACGATGAGCGGCTGGGACGACGACGCCGCCGGGGTCTTGAGCAACGACGTAGACATCGCCTACCCCGAGGCGACCGCCGACTACGACGACGACGTGCTCGCGGTCGAGGCGTGGACGGCGGCCACCAACGGCACCCGCCTCTGGTACATCGTCCTCGCTGCGCCGAAGGTCATCGTCACCGGCATGACGCCGACGTTCTTCGCGGGCGACCTCGTTCTTGAAGTGGTCTAAGTGGCCGACCAGACGCGCACGCCGACCGGCATCGCCTCGGCGCAGGCCATCGGCAGCGTCACGACGCTGGAGAGCATCGGCGCGCTGTACGCCTTCGGTCAGTTGCGGCTCGACGGCGCGGAGCGCGCCAACGGCCTACAGGAGCCCGACGCCCTCGGCGGCGTGCTGCCGTGGGAGGGCTGGTCGTGGCCCCTACCCGAGCGCGTCACCAGCGCCCCGGTGCCGCTCCCGGCCGGGGCGCGCAGCGCCTTCAAGCTGACCAGCGGCCCCGGCGACGGGGGCTGCTGTCTGGAGAGCGAACGCCTGCCCCTGCCGGGCAGCGTCGTCTATGGCGACTGGGTCGCGATACAGGCCGAGGTCTACGTCGAGGGCGTGGACGACGCCGAGTGCGCCTTGCAGTTCTGCGTCGACTGGCGCGACGAGGACGGCTACGGCCTCAACCCCTCGTGGGTCGACCTCGTGAACGCCGCCATGTGGATACGCGAGTCGCCGCCCTACCCGCCGCCCTACCTCGGCATCTATCGCGACACAATGCTCCCCCTCGACGGCTTCGTGCGCTACAGCGCCGTGCTTCAGGTGCCGAGCGACCTGACCTACTACAGCGGCTCGTACCACAAGCACATCACGGAGTTCCAAGTCACGGTCGCCGTCTACGACATGAACAACGGCAGCGCCGCCGACACGGCAGTCATGTACGCGACCAACCTCTCGGTCGAACCCAGCAGCGAGTACGGCGAGGTGCCGCCCTTCGGCTGGGGGCAGGCGACGCTGGGCACCGCGACCGTGGTCGAGGACGCCGTGGTCGCCAGCAGCGCCATCACCCTCGACGGTCAGGCGTACCTCTCGCTGCTCGGGCACGGCGAGGAGTCGCTGGTCGCCCACGGCTACATCCACACCGGCAGCACGGCGCAGCTTGGCGACGCGGGCAACCCGCCGCCGCCGCTGCCGCCGATGCCGGTCTGGGACACGGGCACGACCGACCTGCAAGGCCTGAGCGTGAAGATGGACGGCTACCCGCTCAAGCGGGCGCAGATAGGCGACCTCGCCATCGAACTCGACCGCGAGGGCGGGCCGCTCTCCTGCTCGATGACGGTCGCGAGCAACCTCAAGCGCGCGCCCAAGCTGCTCGACCCGTTGGTCATCACCTACAAGGGCCAGACCCTCTTTCGGGGGCGACTCGAATCCATCGCCACGGCGCTCGACGCCTCGGCTGGGTACGACCTGCTCTACGGCGGCCCGATGACCAAGCTGCGCGACCACAAGGCGTTCCGCTTGGTCGTCATCGACACCGACCTCGATAACATCCAGACCGACCAAGGCGCGAGGACTTCGCCTGACACCTACGACGTGGTCTCGCGCACCTCGGGTGTCTCGTGACTGACCGGGTGCAGATGACCGTCCCCGACGGCGGTGGCGCGCAGTCGGGCTTCACGGTCCAGCGTTCGGCGAACTCGGTCGACATCCTCGCCGGGTCGCTGGCCGAGGACGGGACCGGCTTCGGCATCACCCGCGACGAGGGCGGCGTCGGCATCAACGCCTTCTCGATGCGCCAGCGCAGCATCGACCTCTGGGCCTTCGTCACCAACTGGACCGACATCTACCCGCCGCCCGACATCTTCACGACCTGCGGGGCCGACATCACGCTCGTGCAGCGGCGCGACGGCGAGACCGTCTTCACCTACTGCGACCACTTCTACTTCGTCTGGAGCTTCGACTGGAACACGGGAAGCTGGAACGACCTGACGTGGCTCTCCTACGGCTGGGGCTACCCCCACCAAGACGGCATCGGCAACCTCTTCCCCGGCGACCACCGGCTCACCATCTGGTGGCCGGGTGACGAGCTGTTCGGCGTCCACAAGGCGCTCCAGACGGTCGACTTCACGGTGGTGCGCCCGGCGACCTACTTCATCCCCGCGCAGACCGGGCCTTCGTCCTCGGTGGTCGTCAGCGGCGACGACGGCTCGCACCCCGGCTGGAAGGCGTTCGACTACACGCTCACCGACGACGACGATTGCTGGGTCAGCGACACGCTACCGGCGACCCTCTGCTACAAGATGGCTCCGGTCTGGAGTTTCGCGGACCCGCCGCAGAAGCACCCCACGTCGTACAGCGTGACGGCGCGAGCCGAGGACGCCAGCGCGGCCCCGAGCGCGTGGACGGTCGAGGCCTCGAACGGCAGCGACTACTGGGAGCAAATCAGCGTCGGCCGCAGCGGCGTCACCGACTGGGCGCCGGGCCAGCGCCGCGAGTACAGCCTCGGCGACTACCGCAAGGCCTACGTCTGGTGGCGGCTCAACGTCACCGAGGCGTGCGGTGAGAGCGCCGTCGCCGTGGGCAACTTCGAGGTCTTCGACCGGGCGGGCAGGACGGCCCCGGTGTTCGAGAAGCGTCACGCAACCTCAGACGAGTGGTGAGGCGATGGGCAGCTACCACAACGCACGGGTCTACTGGGAGATGTACGGCGGGCTCCCGCCCGAGGGCTGGGACCAGAACGTCTGCGCCTTCGACGTGTGGATGAAGGTCGGCGGCTACAAGGCCACGGCGCACCCCGACTTCGACGTGTCCATCTACGGGCGGTCGAGCATCGACAAGCCCAACCTCAAGACCTTCTACAGCGCGACCATCGACGGCACGACGACGTGGAAGGACGTTCACGTCGCCTGCGTCAACACGAACTCCGACGTGCGCTGCATCGTGGTCAAGCTGGAGGCCAACACCGAGACTCCCGACATCGCCATGACGCCGCCGACCAAGGGCTACGCTGACCAGTACGACGCGGCCGACGTGCCGCCGTGGGGCGTGCGCATCATGCGCTACGCCGTCTACGGGTCGGTGCTCAAGCGCGACGTGCGCCCGCACCGCATCCTGCGCTACATCCTCCAGACCGGGGGGTTCGACTACAGCGGCCCGTCGGCCGACTTCGAGCCCGAGCAGTTCGTTTGGGACGAAGTGCCCAAGGACAGGTGGGAGGCACTCGACGAGGTCAACGCGATGCTCGGCTGGGACTACTGGTGCTACGACGGCAACACGGTCCACTTCGCCAAGCCCAACACGGGCACCATTCGCGACCTCGCCTCGGACGACCCCCGCACGTCGTGGAGCGTTGCGGAGAACACCGATGAGGTCTACAGCGGCGTGCGGGTCAAGTACGCGAACCGCCGGGGCAAGCCCCGCGAGGTCTTGGTCCACGCCGACAAGCCACCGCTGCCGGTCGCGCGCTGGGACTGCATCGACGCCCCCGAGAGCGTCAGGAGCGAGAAGGGCGCGATACGCTGCGGCACCCGCTACCTCGCCAGCCACGGTCGCATCGAGATGTCGGGCAGCGTCACGGTGACGGGCTTCGAGGAGGGTCGCGACGACGTGGACCCGCTGCTCATCAGGCCCGGCAACCGACTGAGGATGACCGGCCCCGCCGTGAAGATTCGCGGCACCGAGGAGATAACCCACGTCACCCTGCGCCCCCTCGACTGGACGGCTGAGGTACAGTTCGGGGCCAACAGCAAACGCTTCGACGCATGGCTGGCGCGCCTCGCCGTCGGGGCGCATCGAATCAAGCGGAGGTAAGGGGTGGGGAAGCGCACCGAGTCCATCGCTGTCAGAGAGTACGTCGACCTCCGATTCGCCGAACTGGAGCGCCGCATCGACCTCGGCGGCGACGACATGGAGCGCCGCCTCGGCGAGATGAACAAGTTTCGCGAGCAGCTACGCGAGCAGGCGGGCAGCTTCCTGACCACGGATAAGTACGAGGTGCGCCACGAGAACCTGACCGAGCGCCACAACAACGACGTACAGCGGCTCGAATCCCGCCTGAACAACCTGACGTGGAAGGTCGTCGCCGTAAGCGCGACAACGACCCTGCTCGTGTCCGTCGTCCTTGTGCTCCTATCGGGAGCTCTCAAGCTCTAGGAGGCGTCATGGCGTTCATCATCCAGCGCGACTACTTCCCCGCCCTGCGGCAGAGCGGCACCCGACGGCTGGCGGTCATCGAGTGGATAGTCCTGCACGACATGGAGAGCGACAACCTCGGGGGCGCGGCCGAGGGCGTCGGCTCGTGGTTCCGCAACCATCAGGTCGAGACCTCGACCCACTACGGCGTCGACAACAACTCCATCCAGCAGTACCTCAACCTGACGACGATACCGTGGGGCGCGCCCGGCGCGAACCTCAACGGCGTCCACATCGAGCAGATGGGCCTCGCCCGCTGGACCCACGACCAGTGGATGAACCGCGCCGAGCCGACGCTGGTCAGGACGGCGTGGCTCATGGCCCGCATCCACCGCCGTCTTGAGAAGGCGAACGTCCATGTCCCGCTGCACGTCCTCAGTGACGCCGACGTGCGCGCACACAAGCACGGCGTGGTGACGCACCGCCAGTTGACGCGCGCTCTCGGCATCGGTTCGCACACCGACCCCGGCCCCGCCTACCCCATGGAGTTCGTCCTCTACCGGGCCCGAAAGTACGCCGAGTAGCGCCGACAAACGTCGAGAAGGGTCGAGAAACAGGCCGCG